GATCCACTCCTTTTCCGATCTTACCGATTCGACCGATTCTCCGTCCCATATTTCGCCGTCATACTCGAATTTGTTATAGTCGGTATAATGAGAAAACGGTTCGGCATAAACGCCTTTTGCTCCTTTGGGAACCACGATCACCAAATTGTATGAATCGCTGAATCCTCCTGACCTATGGATTGCCGTCGAGAGGAACCCTTTATCAACGAATATATCCCCAACTTTCAGATCTCCGAGGCCATAGCCGAGTTCGTTGATCTCGAAGCTGCCGACGCCGCGTCTGACGACGGTATTTTGAGGCATGGAGAACTTTTCAAGTGCCCTCGTTAGGATAGGCAGGTCGTGTTCAAACTCATCGTTGCCTCGTGCCCCGTAATAGGTCTGTCCTCGCAGCGGCTCATTCAGATAGCTGTAAGTCTGCGTGTACTTTGTCAGGATGATCCGCTCCTCTTTCGTCAGGCTCTTCCATATGCTTCCGGTCATGGAGCGCAATCGGGCATCTGCATCATCGAATGTCTCGGATTCATATTGGTCGAGAAGTCGATTTATCTCCGCCTTGCTGATATTTGGCAAGGTGAGAGACTTGATGACCTTTTTCGCGTCGCGCCGTGCCTGCTCCATCTCGCGTTTTTGCTTCTCGGCGACTGCGAGTGAAACCTTTTGCTTGATAACAGCAATATCCTCGTCGTTGGCGATGGCATGCTTTGCATCGGCAAGGAGCTTTGCGACATTGAGGCTCTTCGGATGCGCTTCGGCCCATTGCTCGACAAGCGCGACATCTGCCATCGCTTGTTTGAGCGAAATCTTATAATTGACGGCGTTAAGCTCCTTGATGTATGCCTCCTGCGATACTTTCCATGTCGGGTACTTTTCCTGAACGCCTTTCATGTTGCCGCCGAGGAAGTCGAAAGCCTCGAAATGCAGCTTTTTCGCCTGCTGTTCGAGGGATAGGCCCGACCAGCTCTCGATCTTCGATTTGACGGCATTATACACCCCATGCAGTTGATCCATCGTGAACTGCTTATGCCATGAGTGAGCATTGGGGATGATGTCGGCGAGAGCCTGCTCCGCTTTCTTGGCGGCGAGGATGGCTTGCGCCACTTTCTTGGTCTCGGTCTGCATGGCCGACAGATCGCCCGCGTCGATATACTTTTGCAGGGCGGAGTAATCGACCTCGCCATAATCCCCGGCGACTTTGGCGATGTTATTCGCCGCCGTCTTGATTTGCTGGTGCTTCTTCTGACGTTCGGCCCACGCATTACGGATCGCCGCCTCCTGTTCTGGCGTTCGGGCCTCATGGCGTAATGCCGCCTTTTCCGCGATTGTAAGCTCTTTCGGCTTCGGGTCGAGTATCTGGTCGATAGCCGCCGAGTTATTGCGAATGAAGTAGGGTTCCGTGCCTCTATCGCGGGATGCAAGGATATTCTCCTTGTTATCCCGTACCCAATCCTTGAAATTAGCCGGATATTCGGAGATCTGCTTGCCTCGCGGGGTGTATTTCTCGCCTTTGAGAAATGCCTCCGTAACTTTCGCCATCTCGTCCTCGTCGATCAGGATAGGCGTTGCAAAGCAGAAGCATTGCACATGCCAGCCGTCGAATACGAAATCCTTTGGGTAGTCGCCTGCCAGCTTGTCGCAGATGTCTTTCTTCGGGTGATTCTTCGATAGCTGGATGCGCTGACCGAGGACGAAATCCATCTGCTGCCACCGCTCATTGTCGGCGCGGCGGTAGGCGATGTTTGTCTCTGACCTCGCAACGCGCATGGCATTCTTGGCCGAGGATTTGTAAACGCCCGATCCGGTTTTGTAGTCGCTACGGTCGTAGTCGATCCATCGGTATTTGCCCGTTTTCTCGTCCTTGATGCGCTTTTTCCACTTCCGCCCGTAGATAGGCTTGCCCTGCTCGTCTTCGCCTTTCTTGAAGCGGAAACGGCGGAACATCAGGTCGGGGTCGTTCAGGTATTGCCGGACTTTGCGGGATATGGATTGCGCCGAATCTCCCTCGCCGATGGCGACGGTCATGGCGATCTCCATTTCATCGCGGAGCTGCTGAACCGACTGCCATATCCGTTTTGAGAGATTGAGGCCGTTCTCCGTTCTGTTGGTGAAAGCATTCATCGCCGCCATATTGCGGTTGTTCCATGCGCTGAACTCCGGACTGGATAATACCTCTTTCCCAAAACATGAGGAAATGAGTTTATCGCATGCGTCGTTGGCCTTTTCCCATTCGAGCGTGATCCCCTTTTTGATAGCTGTCGTAGTCGTCGAATGCAGTTGCCGGAGCAATGCCTCGACTTTCTTTTGGATTCGCATATTATCCCCGTCGAAAGAGTACATGACCCCCTCGTCCAGCGTCGGTACGGATTTATTGAGAGCGAGGATTTCATTCACCGTTGCGGCGAATAGCTGCCTCACTTTCTCGGCGTAAGCCTCCGTGCGCTGGATGCGCTTGATGGTTTCCGCTTTCGGGTCGGGAGAATATGCCTTTTTTGCCATTTGCTACCTACTTCTTCTGCTTCTGTTGCTGCTTTTTCTTCGGATCATCTTCATCTCCGTTTTCATTATCGTCGGGGGCGTCGTCGCCATCCGATGCGGATTGCGGGCCTGCACCCTCGATGTCGCCGAATATCTGTTGCTGCTTCTGCGCCCGTTCCTCCTCTTCGGCTTTCAGACGCTCCATTTCGAGCTTCTTATCCTTGACGAGAGGGTTCAGTTCTACGCCGGTTTCGGTTGCCATGATACCGCCGTCGAGGCTCTTGATGATATTTTCGAGGGCTTCCGCGATGTCGTCCCCGAACGGTTCTTGGAACTCATGCCCGATTTTCAGATTGTCGCATTCAGATTTCAGACTTACGTCGAGGACGTTGCTGATGATCGACGTAATGAGCGAAGAGGTGCGCGATAATAGCTCGTCGTGGGTTTCCTTGTGCTTGGCCGCCTTGATGTCGGCAAGCAACATCACCGTCCGCAGGGCCTTTCCCGACAGATTGCTCAACGATTTCAGCGTATCGAGTGAGATATTCGGGGTGAACGACTTGGAAAGGATATGATTCTGCAACCATTCGATTTCCTGCTTCTTGCTTTCCGGCGCACTATCCCATGTCAGGTACTTCGCCGCCTTGTCCACGCCCTCGGAATCGTTCGTTACGAGCAGTTTCGCCGCCTCTTTCTTCTCCGGCAGGTTCTTGATGAGGTCGGCGGCCATGATAGCGATAGGATCGGCGAAATAGTCGTTTGTATCGGCAGAGCGCGATCCGATCAATTCCTCACGATGGATAAGCGGCTCGACGCCTTTCCACTCTTTGTCCTGCTGGAAGAGGATGATCGGAATCTTGCCTATGAAATTCGTCTCCTCGACGACCTCCCATCCGATGCTCTTCCGCGTGCAGCGGTAGATGATGTTCGGGGTGTAGATGTCGAAGTGATAGACGAGGCTGTTTTCCTGTTCCCGTACATAGTAGCCCCATGCTACGGAAATCAGATTCTCGTATTGATCCCAGCGCGTGTAAATCTCATCTCCCTTGCTCTTGGCGAGCACTCGAATCTGAACGTCCGGCGCGTCGTTCGCATCGCGGAAAACGCGGAAAAGCATCGCACTTTCGGTCTCTGATCCGGCGATACGCTTGCATTGGCGGAGTTTGCTGTTGAAGTGAGTGTGCTCGATGACATCCTGAAATTTTTGGAACGCCCGATCTGTCCCTGTGGATTGCTGCGTCCATTTCACCGGACGACCATAGAGGAATACGAGGGCGATTTCATTGATGTAAACCTGATAGGGGATCGGCAGCTTCCATACCGGCTCGAACCGGATGAAATTCCCCTTTTTGTCGGTGATGATCTTGTCCTCCCGCTTCATGATTTCATGGGAGGTTACTTCATACTCTTTGAGCGCGGCAATCGCCATATCCATACGGTTGCCCATGCGCTCCTTGACCGCCGAAATGTCTTTGGCGGCCAATAGTTTCTCAAACTCCTGATTTCGTCCTACAAGAGCATTGAGATAGTTGCGAAACAAATCAAATAGCATCATATCCTTAAATTATTGGTTTACATACCTAAACTCGACTTACTCAATACGTCGTAGTCTATATCGTCGTCCTCATCGTACAGGTCGTTTATCGCATATCCGAGAATATCGACGAACTCGTCGTGCGGCTGGCTCGGAAATCCGCATACTTCATCGAGAAAATCGTCGTTCCATGATCCCTCGACGATGAACACCCGCCCGCACTCCACGCGCGGCGAAACGGCCCGCAATCGCACCTCCTTATCATCGGTCGGCGTGGGCGTCCGCTTGACATTGAGGGTCGAGATTTCTTGAAGCATCTGCACCACGCTCTCGCCGTTGGCTTTCGGCTCGACATGAAGTTTGCTCTCGGAGTTGCCGTCATGCGCTGCGATGTATTGAGGCAGGAACCGCAACAGGTCGGGCATCTCTTTATACACTTTCTGCGCGTCGATCAGATAGATGTAATTCCTGATCCGGCAGGCCGCCAGTACGCCGCTGGGGTCGTTGTCTTGGCCCTTTTTCTTCTTGTTATAGGCCGTATCGAGGTAGAAGTGTATCGGCTCGTTGAAGCGCAGCGACCGGAACTCGGCAAGCGGAATCGTGCGGAACCAATCCCTTTTCACGATATTGCCGCCCTCGATGGTCGGGTGCTGCTGATACAGGGCATTGAACTCACGCGGGGCGCGGGCTTTCTGCTTCTGCAACTTGTCGATGGAGTGGCGCGACGGCCATAGTGCGTCGCCGATATGCCGTTCGCTCAATCCTCCGTCGTACTCCTGTTCGCAGATCGCGGGGATGGCGAGTACCGTCCACTCCTGCGGCTCGGCTTTGAGGATGCGTCCGGCGAGGTCGTCCTCATGCCATCGCGTCATGATGAAGAGCTGCCGCGAATTGTTGTGCAGACGGGTCGAAAGGACGGTGTTATACCAATCCCACACCCTCTGTCGGTAAGTGATGGAATTTGCCTCGTTCGCATCTTTCACCGGGTCGTCGATGATCGCAATATCGACGGGTGTACCTGTCAAAGAACCTCCTACGCCGACCGCCTTGTAAAATCCTCGATGTCCTACCATCTCGAAGAGATCGACATTCCTCAAATAACCCCGCGAATCCGTGCGGATATTCGAGCCGTTGAGATAGGTTTCGGGGAATATCGCCTGATACTCCTTGCTGTCTATCGTTCGCTGAATCGAGCGCGAAAACTGCTGCGCGAGGTCGGAGGAGTAGGAGCATCCGACGATTTTCAGGTCGGGGTTTTGTCCGAGTGCCCATGCGGGGAAATTGCGGGAGATGATTTCCGATTTTCCGTGCTGCGGGGGCATGAAAACCATCAGGTTTTTGATCTTGCCCTCCAACAGCATTTGGCAATGATCCGCGATGAGCTTATGGAACCACTCTAACTCGTATTTCGGATTACTATAACCGAGGAAACGCGAAAAGGAGGTCGGAGCTTCGAGTTTCAATTTCTCGCGCTTCAACCTCATCAACTGTTCGCGTACCTCGATTGTAGATGATCTCATTATTTATCCGCCTTATCCTCAAACTTTTCAAGTCGTGCGATTTCTGCATTGATTTCATCGAGTGTCATAGGTTTTTCGTCGTCCTTTTTGAGCGTTATATCGTTGCGCAGCCTGTTCTGATAGTGTTCGGGGTCGAGATTCGTCAGGAGGAAAATCGCGGCCCCGATGTTCGGCTGCACATGGATTTTCTTCCTCTTCATCTTGAACGGGGTCGGCTGTCCGTCCGCTCCGACGCGGAACTCCTGCTCGGTTTCCTCATGCTCATACCCTTTGGCGGCTTTGGATAGCGAGATGGCGAGATCGTGGGTGAGGTTCTGTTTGAAAACCTCCTTTGCCCGCTCGATGACCTCTTTGAACTGCGGTTTGCCTTTCATCCATAGGCGGTAGGTCTTTTCGTCGATCCCCATCTCGCGGACAAACTCTTTCAGCTTCGCTCCGCCGTAGTCGATCAGGCCGTGAGCGGCTACCCATGCCTCGCACTCCTCGATTTTGGCCGCATTGTATTTAGCCATTGCTGTTCAGGTCTATGAGTTTGTAAAATTCCTTGCGTAGATCGGAGTTTAAGTTGAAGACGCCCGTAAAATGCGCTACGGACATCTTGCCGTCATTCCGCACACCTCGCATCGTCTTGCACAGGTGTTGCCCTTTCATCACGATAGCGAAGCCGAGAGCCTCGTTGTTCAGGGCCTCGGAAAGCATCTGCACGATGTCCCGCGCCAGCCGCTCCTGCAACTGCAAGCGGGCGGCGCAATAGCCGACCACGCGGGCGACTTTGCTGATGCCGAGGATGCGTCCTTTCGGGCTGGGAATGTAGGCGAAGTAATACCGGCCGAAGAACGGCAGGATATGATGCTCGCACATCGAATAGTAGTCGCCGCAGTCGAATACAATATCCGACATGCCCTCCTCATTGGCGAATGTGGTGATCTTCGGCTTCTGCTTCGGATCGTAGCCTCGGAATATCTCTTTCCACATCCGCATAATGCGGTCGGGAGTACCGATCAGGCCCTCGCGGTCGGGGTCTTCCCCGATGGCGCGGATGAGCGTTTTCAGCGCACCGATAATATCTTCTGCGTTTGGAGTGATAGCTTCCATTTCGGGTGTGATTTGATGTAGTTGATAGTTGCCGCGAGGTTTTCCGCGTTCCGTGCCTCGTCCTTGAAATCGCAGGGCTGCAAGTAGTACTCTTTGGCCTCGATGCCGTCGTATGCCGTCATATCCTGACCTTGATATACGACTTTCAGC